TCACAGATAAAACACTCTCCAGGAAACCCGGGGCGGTTCATCATCTTTAACACCAAACGGCGTTGTCCCTGCGGTTCCCACGGCGCGGGAAGCACCGAAATACAACACACCAAGATCAGCCTCAACCTCGTTTGCAAGGGCGCGAAAAGCCTGCTTGAACTGATCAGCCAGAATGGTGTTGTAAGTCCCTGAAGGGCCAAGAGCCAGTTGTTCTTCACCATTCCATTTAACCGGCGCCATTTTGGATTTAGTAATTTTTACATCAACAGTGCCAATATTTTGATCACCGGTATTCGGAGCTGACGGCCCCGGTACGATATCTTCGGTTTTCGCCTCAGGCGCAACTGGCGCGGTTACCGTCTGATCTTTTGCTGCGGCGTCAGCTTTTGCGTTTTTTGCTACCGCAGGGATAAAACCTACCTGCTCACGGGATACAACATCCAGGGCGGTGTAAATAGTCGGGATCAACCCGGTCAGGGTATTTCCAGCCATAATTAAATATTCCTTAAAAATTTGCGTAATTGTGAATGGATTGAGTAGTGAGCTATCCAGCCCTGACACCAACTCCCATCCGGAAGCTGGCAAATGTATTAATCAACGATTGTGATACCGTCTTTCAGTGCGTTTTGCTTACCTGCAACATCCAGTGCATCAAAAGCAGAGCGTTTCATCGTTTTCTGACCAATATCATGCTGTGTCGGACGGGAACCGCCGCCATTGTTGCCACTGGCTTTCAGGATGTAGTCTTTCTGAGGGTAATTTTCGACGAGGAACTCCAGCGCCTCATCAAACTGCGCCAGTTCTCCTGGCTTCGCGCGGGAATAAATTTTGTTGCCGGAAGCGTCATAAGCAACGATCTTCCCTTCTTCCACTTTGAATGCCTGTCCGAAGCGGGCTTGTAATAAATCTGCCGGGATCGCAATTTTATCGGCAATATATTTTGAACCCGCAAAACTACCGCCAATCATAGAATCGTAAAGCTGCTTCTCCAGCATCTGAGAGCGTTGCTTTTCTTCATCTAATTGCTGCTGAAAATTTTTCGTAATTTCTGCCTTAACCTGGTCAACCTGTCCCGCATCGATCAGCTTTTTCTGGTCGATTTTTGACAGCATTTCCAGTGCCTCAATCGCCTTCTTCGGGTCTTCGATAGCGGCAAACTTAGCCAGTTTTTCCTCTGCAGCTTCTTTAGCCAGGCGATGATTTTTTGCCTCGCCATTAAGCTCTGTAATTTTTTTTGTCGCCAGCGGTGCATCGAAGCCGATTTCTTTACCATCGTCGTGCACATAGACTGGCAGGCCAGCAGTATCAATTTCTGCGTATTGTTTTCCGTTAATCTCGACCGTTTTCAGTTTCATATTAGTACCTGGTTTAAGTCTTCTGACGGTTACGCTGCTCACCATCCGGATCGCAGCAATAAAAAAGGCCACCCGAAGGTAGCCTGTTGTAATAAATGATTTATTTAAATCCCTGCTTTTCTGAATACCTGTGCATCACGCTCACGGAGTTGCTTCAGCGTCAGCCATTCGCCTTTATCGGTGTAAAATTCATCTGGCGACATACCACCATCCCGAATCAGCTTTGCCCGGGTTTCCCCCACAATCTGTTTTTGTCTGGTGTAAGGCTGACGCAAAAACCATTCCCTGTAGGTTGTATCTCCGGCCACCACGCCATCCATGCTGGCCCGCTCAGCCGGGGAAATATCACGAACATCAATACCCAGTTCCTTCGCTGATTTCAGAATGAACGTTTCCGTTGAGCGGCAGCAGAAATGAATTTTTCCCGGCCCCTGCAAATAAGGCACGCTGTGACCTACAGGTTTATTATCCAGCGTATATTTGAGGCGATCCCTGATTCGACATTGTGGCGTAGTACGATTATCAAGCGTTGATAACCATTGCTTACCCTTAATCAAATCATTATTCGCGCGTGCAAAACTCTCACGAGCAGTAGCAGCAAGATGTCCAACCGCTGTTTTTGCAATGCTGGCCGCATTAGCCCGGCTCATCTGCAATGCACCATCCTGAAATCCCTTACTGACATGTCCCCGAATTTTTCTTGCGATCTGCTCATTGGTATCCCCCAGCAAAAAACCCTGACGCACCGTATTTGTTATGCGTCTGAGCCGATCCGCCTCAAGATCTGAGGCCCACTCACTGAGCAGTCGTCCCTGGAATGGTCGCGCCATTGCAGCGGCGTAAAGTGCATCAGAAGAGATACCAACCAGAGGGTGAACATCAGCAACAAAATCAGGTAGCAGAGAATCAAACAGACTTAACTGATAACCAGCCTCATAAATTGCCAGCTCGTTCAGCTCTCCGGAGAGACTGGTAAACATACTGTTAATAGCAGCGCGGTTAACCTCTCTGACACTCGCCAGAAGTGACTCCAGGCGCGTAACGGTAAAACTACCAGGATCGAGGCTGTCCAGTGCTACCAGCAGGCGAGCTGTAAGCTCCGCATCGCTGTCATTCAGTATTTTCACCATTCTGGCAGCCACACCAGTGCTATAGCGGGATATCCAGACTGCATGAGCAATTGATTCATCACGCAGCCGTTCATTCACGGTTTGCATCATTGATTTCCATCAGCATTACACTCTGATTTTTTAATTCATCGATCACTTCCTCTGGACGGGAATCCTGATCGATAAATTTCAACGCCTGCAACACCCGAACCGCATCAATCTGACGTATATCACCGCCCTGACGCAATGACTGAACAGCCAGCGCGGAGGATGAGTCAAACACCTGGGCAGATACATCCAGTTCAGTGCGCACATCCACATTGCCACCGCAACTCTCTCCGCTCCATTCCGCCATTATCTGGAGAATATTATCGAGGGCATCTTCGAGGGAGTTCGCCATTGTATAAAGCGGCGAGTGTTCCTGCATCCGCTCTTCATTAGTCTGATCAACAGATTTGGTGGATGTATTTTCAGCCCGCAGAAGTTTAGCGCCGGCATGACGCATCTGATTTTCCAGCTTCTCAAGTGATGTTTCGCCAGATTCTATCGCTGCGCCACTATGTTCAACATATTCGAGGCCATTTTTTGTTCTGTCCTCAAAAATCGTAGCGGTGGATGCACCAACCGTCAGTTCTTCATTCCTGTCCAGCCCGTAGGCCACCAGCAATGGAACGCGGGCAACATGAAGAATATTGTCCTGCTCGCTCTGGCTTTGCCAGTGCTTGATATTCAGCAAGCCAAGATTAAGCAATGGCGGTGTACCACGCATAAACCCTGTTTTCTTCGTATACAGTGTTACCAGAGGAATATCATCACGGCTGGTATTCCATGACTCATGAAGCGTCCAGACAGATTCGCCATTAGTACCTTCGCTGCGTCGATAAATTTCAACTCGACGGGGCATAATATGGCGGATCTGCTCCACCTTCTTCTGCCCGAAATCATCACCATCAATAATGATGACCTCTTTTATACGCAAATCAGTGAGAACAACTTTCCCTTTTTCAACTTTCGATTTCCATCCAATAACCTGGCGTGGATTCAGCATCGTAACGTACGGGCGACCACCGGCCGCGTTTTCATCGGCTTTTGTCCGAATCTCTTTCATATCCGTTCGTGGATAGTCCACCAGCGCATGTGCCACACCATACTGAAATGCGAGACTGAAAAATTGCTGCGCCCACACATCCAGTCGGCTCCCCTCCATGTCGATATTTTCTGCATATTCCCTGATTTTTTCCGGCGTTTCCTCACTCAATACTGTCGGCTCTGCAAATATGCGCCCAATATTTTGTTTGATGCTTTCTTCATACACAGGAAGTAGCGTAGCCACAGACAGGCGTTTTTTATAAGCGTCTTCATCTTCATTAGGCCATTTGGGGAGATAATTTTCCCCCTGCCTGCGCATTTCAAGCGTACCGCCCATCAATGCGTCGTTAATATCCCACGCCTCCAGCATATCGTTATAGTCGAGGTTGGGTGTTGATATATCAGCCATAATTAAATCCGAAGTGATGTGACTCTTCCGGTCGGTTTGACAATAGGGAATTGCTTAACGATGAAATAACCTCCGGCATCATTCGGGTGATCATTGCCAGATTTTTTATCAGGCTCCCCCTTATCATCCCAGACCTGTTGCTCCAGAGATTCGGCATATACCGGACAACGCTTCACATTAACTTTATAGCGACGCTCACCATTGGCATTGCAGAACATTGCATTCATTGAGTTAACGCGATCTTTTACTGGCGGGTTCGAGCTGTTCACCACAACGTTAAAACCAGCCTGCTTAAGCTGGGCTATATCCGTCGTACTTGCGTTACTTGATTTTCTGGAATCTCCGGAAGCATCTGGATAAATATAAATCTCCCTCACTTTCCGGTAATCATTCCCGTCATACAGCCAGAAGCGTTCTTTAATGATGCGGATCATATCCGGCGTATCGTAGGCATTGATGATTTCAGTTACCGCACATGGAAGCCCCAAACGCAGCACATGGACGATCCCCGCCATCTTTCCAACGTTAAAATCCATCCCAATATAAATCGGCTCCCCTGGCTGCTCCACTTCTTCGCAATTATTCAGTTTCCGGTCAAACTGATGGTAAACAGTACCACTTGTCAGGTTAGTAAACTGTCCTCGAAGATAGGCTTTAATCAGCTCTGGAGGGTATGATTCAAGAAGCGAAGGAATGTAATCTGCTGGCAGGTTCTTTTCATTATCGAAAGTAGATGCCTGCACCAGACCATACAGTGAGGCCAGCTCTGTTTTTTCACGCACGGCTTTAACAAACTGCTCGTAGACAAATTTGAATCCTTCCGGCGTGGTTGTAACGTCAATACCGTTGCGAAGTCCATCAATCTTATAACGCATACGCGCAATTATCTTGCGCCACGCCGTTCTGGCTTTTTCCTTCGGCAAAATGTCCAGTTCATCCACCAGCGCATTACCAATTTTGAAACCGACGATCGTTTGTGGCTTCTCCATCGATCTGCAGATAGTGGTTCCCCGATACTGGCGTCCGTAATAAAAGTGAACCTCTTTATTTCCCTCATTAATTTTTACGTTCAATCCCCAGTCAGCAGCAACTTCTTCCACTGTAGGGTAAAAAATATCGCGAATTTGGGGATACGTTGGCGCAAAATATCCCTGATTTATACCTGGATGCTCCCAAATCCCCTTGCATATGCCGCCACACCCAACCCATGTTTTGCCCGAGCCAAAACCAGCAATATAGGCTTTAAATTTATGGGGCATTGAAAGAAATCGCGCCTGAGGCACATTAAGCGTCGGAGAGATCATCTTCATCACTCCTTACTCTGGCATCAACCACATTAATATTGATCGCCACAGGCTGGGGATGTTCATTATCTTCCACCGTTTCGATCTCTTTGCGCAGCTTCTGGTTTTCCATTCTGCGTCGTTCAATTTCCAGTTCCTGTAGCCGCTTATCTGCACATAAAGCCCCGCCAGCAGAAAGCAAACGCAACAATTCACGCCGGGCGGCAGCCTTATCCTCCAGCAGGATCTCAACGCCGAATTTTCCGAGTTTTGCCCCTGCATATAATTGCCGCGCATCCCCATCAAGCAGAGTGGTATCAGCCATATAAAGCTGTCCCGTTCCCTCACCGCAGCACTTCGGGCAGTCCGGATTGGGTATGGCGTTATCAACAAAGCCGAGGCCTCCATATTCCGGTTCGGGTTTGCCATCTCTGGAAGCCTGCGCCGCTGCCTTGTCGAATTCTGCTATATCGCGCCACTGGTAGAGATGATTCTCGCCCCAGCAATAACGGCAGTTAACACGGCGAAATTGTGCAAGCTGATTGGGGTCGGCCAGGACAATGGCCATCAACTGACTCACCAGTAAATCCAGGTCTGCGGTATAGCGTTTCTGGTACTGATTGCGGAAGTAGCTGATAGCGCGAAAAACCCTGGCATTTCTAAGCATACGACTGGCGTTGCTGTTAGCTGTCGCACCTTGCCCCTCATAACCGGCTAGTCGGTACGCCTCTGTCGGCTTTTTCCCCTGAGCAACAAGCATCGCAAACTTAGCCTGCTGGTCAGAAATGCCGAATTCATCGGGACAGAACGAAAATTCCTCCGCGTCGCCCTCATTCAGGCCCGCATCGAATACTGGCTTTTTTTCCTGAGATTTTTCGTTCCGCTTTTGTGCAGTCTGCGCAGATTTTTTCTGCGCACTTTTTTGCGCAGTTTTGCGCATTTCTGTCTGCGCATTTTTCGGAGGTTTTTTGATGTAACGACGGGCTGTTGCGTAATTCAGTCCCCTTGCTTCACACCATGCCACCGGAGATATACCGGAGCGGGTGTATTCAGCAATATACTCCTGCTGCAACGCCCCCCAGTCCGGTCTGCTCATCAGTTAGTCCTGATTTTTATCCACCCTGAGTAGTTCGCGCAGAGCAAAGGCATCCCCTTTTCTGGCAAGCTTAAACAATGCCGCTCGTAACTCGGCTTCACCTTTCGCTCTGCCCTTACGGATGGCCGCATAAAAATCTGTCATTGCTTCCCGATTTTCTTTCAGTCGGTTCAGATCAACATCCAGAACGTCAGCGATTTGTTGTGCAGTCATCCGGCACGCTGCCAGAGACTCGACTTTCGAATACGGAATCATTTGTCACCCCTATTGATATGCAGGGTGTCTTCTTCCTGTATTTTTCGTGAAGGATTTTTACTGCAGCGTTGTTCCAGGTGACCTGATGGTGAATGCGTTTATGGCTGGCACCCATCAGTGAGATTTTTACGCACGACGGCGCATACATGACGGAGTAAAAACTTTTAACGTAGGTTCCGGAATCCAGATACAGCTCGGTCATTCCGCCGCTGTTTTTCTGCGTCTGTTTCTGCCCTAACTGGACAGCACCGATCGTCATAAACAATTCACCACAGCGACCGAGATTCGTGTACGTATTCACATCCTCGTTAATGCGCCCCATGAATGAGAACGGTCGATCAACCGAACAGATAAAGCTGTTCATTGCCTTGCGTTTCACCCACGAAGCATGGCCGCCATTGTCACCAAGAAAATCCCCGCCCTGCGACATAGCGATGGAAAGAGCAGGTATTGATTCGTAGTACGCCAGCATTTCAGAAAGGATCGCATCCAGTTTCCTTATCGGAAAATAGGCCTGGTCATAGTTGCGATCCACCCGAAACTGGAACTCGTGATAATCATCATCGAGCTGAATGAAGTATTTACACCCGACCAGTTTTGCCAGGTCGAAACAGGCATTACGGGCGTAAAAAATTGAGCGGCGGTCACCGAAATTATCGGCTTCGTCAAAACGACTGGCGATATCGGCTTTGGAAAACACCAGCACCTGTTCACCAAATTCAGCCATGTACTGATGCCGTGTCTTATCTTCATCATCAACAACGATAAAAATTTTCCCGGTATAGCCAGCACGACGCAACGTCCGGTAAGTCAGAACTTTGTCCGGTCGCCCGTGAGTCAGAATAAAGGCGCAAAAATCATCACGCATATTCCTCCTCCTCACCACCATGCATGATCTCCACCATGCGCTGCGTCATCCGGACAAATCCATTTTCAATAGCCTGCTGATAATCAATGATCACCAGCGCCGACTCCTCGAAAAAACACTGAATTTCAGCGGGGGCGTGAGCGTAATAGTCCGCAATTCTGCTGAAATTAAACACCGTGTGACGTTCTGCCGCACACAGGAGGAATTTCTCAATATCAGGCTCAAGAGACGCCGAACGTATCCGGCTGATCAGCTCCTGAGTTTTCGTATCGTCGTACAGTTCACTGATATCCGGTTTACCGCCCGACGGCTCATAAACAGGCGTATCAATTTTCGTCGTATACGGCTCCTCCTCATTTTCTGTACCGGGCAAAACATCCGTCAACAGTTCATCAATTTCTGTCGGGCTGAAGCCTGTCAGGGAGACATCAAAATCAGCATTGATTAGGTCCGACAGCTCCATCCGTAACAGATCTTCATCCCAGCCAGCATTCATCGGCAGGCGATTATCTGCCAGGCGGTACGCCTTTTTCTGATCATCCATCAAACCAGACAGAACGATGACCGGAATGGAATCCATTTTGAGCACTTCAGCCGCCATAACGCGACCGTGACCAGCAATAATTTCGCCCTTTTCATCAATCAGCACCGGATTAGTCCAGCCGAATTGCTTAATGCTTTCTACCAGTTGTGCCACCTGCTCAGGGCTGTGTGTCCTGGCGTTGTGTGCATACGGAGACAGTTCTTGTAAAGGGCGATAGACGATCTTCAATTTCTCGCTCATACAGCCTTGCTTTATGAATAAAACGCACCCCAGCAGCCAGTGCTACTGGGGGCGGAGGTGTTGCTGGTAAAGTTAGGTATTGGATCAATGAGTGAGTCACTATAATATTAAACTCACAATTATAAATCAGCCATATATTAGGAGCGCCAAAAAAAACCTGAAAACAATATAATAACAGGATAAATTTCAAGGCGACCAAGAATCATAGCTATGCACATTAAATATTTTGCAATGTCATTAAGCACTCCGAATGACGATGCAGTAGCCCCAAAACCTAATCCCATATTATTAATACATGCAGCCACTGTTGCAAATGATGTAAGAAAATCATATCCCATACCATTTAACACCAGTATAAAAAACACCGTGAAGAGAGTATAAAGAAAAAAGAAACTCCATACAGACCTCATTACACGATCTGTAACTATCTTCCCTCCTACATTTACACTCAACAACGCTCTGGGATGAGAAAGCTGGTTTATCTCGTGTTTGCTTTGTTTGAAAAGTATAAGAAATCGAAGTGACTTAATTCCACCACAAGTTGAACCTATACATCCCCCAAAGAAACTTGACAACAGCAAAAACACTATCGTGTGCGTGGGCCAGTTTGCATAATCCTGCGTAGCTAAACCATTATCAGTGAGCATGGAGCTGGCAAGAAAAAACGAATGAATAAAACTTCCAGGCAAGTCATACATACCTATATGCCAGACCTGGAAAGAGGTAACAATGATCACCCCTAAGGCTATTAACAGAAAGAAACGAAGTTCAATATCTCTGATTAAAGGTTTTAACGTTTTCCTGCTAATAACAATATACCAAAGGGTGAAGTTGAAAGCCGATAGCAGGGAAAAAGAACCAGCCACCAGCTCAACCAAATAGTTATTAAAATATCCGATACTCTCGCTATGAGTTGAGAAACCACCAAGCGAAACTGTGGATATCCCGTGACAAATAGCATCAAACAAAGGCATTCCTGCAAGTCTATAACAGACAATACAAGCAATACCTAATAAAGAATAAGTTATCCAAAGTGTCCGTGACGTATCGGCCAGGCGGGGAGTAAGTTTGTCATCCTTAAATGGCCCTGGCATTTCTGACTGATAAAGCTTTGCACCACCAATACCCAATAATGGCAATACAGCAACCGCCAGAACAATAACTCCTAAACCACCTATAAAATTTAACTGTGACCGATAGTACAAATATGCCCGAGGTAATGAACTAACATCATCAATTACAGTTGCTCCTGTTGTTGTTATTCCAGAAACCCCTTCAAATAGAGCATCAATAAACGTTAAATTAAGTTCTGAGTCAATCCATAAAGGGAATGCACTAATAACAGAAAACAAAATCCAAAACATTACAATTATAATAAACCCATCACGAGTACGTAATTGAATACCAGATTTCTTAGTTGTATACCACGCTCCGCCACCAATGCAAAAAAATATAACAAAAGTTATAAAGAAAACGAACAGGCTTTTTTCTTTATAAAACAATGCTACAACCATTGGTGGCAACATTGAAAGACTATAGAGCCAAACCAGGAACCCACACATATGAGTAACAACTCTTATATGAGATGTATTCATATCTAAATATTCTTTCAATTATAACCACCTTGCTGCAACATTATGATTATACTGTATAAAATTTAACTCATCTTAGATCTTACTTCACTGTTCCTTATGAAACAATCATCAAAATGAATCATATTGTAGTTAAGATTTTACTTTAAACACTGTTCGGTTATGTATTGCTGAGCACCTTCAAGTTGGGCCTGCATCATTACCAGTCGTTCCCGGAGGGTGAAATAATCCCGTTCAGCGGTGTCTGCCAGTCTGGGGGAGGCTGCATTATCCACGCTGGAGGCGATGGTGGCTTCACGCACGGACGGACAGACTGCTCTGATGTGCAACCGACGACGACCAGCGGCAACATCATCACGCAGAGCATCATTTTCAGCTTTCGCATCAGCTAACTCCTTCAGGTATTTTGCATCGAGTGCAGCAACATCACGCTGGCGTATCTGCATGTCAGTAATGATTGCGGTCGCCTGGTTGAGTTTTTCCTTCACATTATCGCGTTGCGCTTTGTAGGTAATGGCATTATCACGGTAATGATTAACAGCCCATGACAGGCAGACGATGATGCAGATAACCAGAGCGGAGATAATCGCGGTTACTCTGTTCATTGCTGACCCCACAAACAGATTTCACGCTCAATCTCACGACGAGTCATGAGACCTTTCCATTGCTTACCGCCAGCATATGTCCAGCGACGTAGCTGATCACATGCGCCTTTGATATCGCCCTGGTTTATTTTGCGAAGAAGCGTCGATGTTCTGAAATTGCCAGCGCCCACGTTGTAAACGAACGAGTAAAGAGCGCCGCGCGTTGTTTCCGGTATATCAACTTTTATGTACGGGTTAATTTGTCTGGCGACCGTGGCAAGGTCTTTATTCAGGAGGGCTTTGCATTCTGCTTTGGTATACGTTTTACCGAGCATGATGTCTTTTCCTGTATGCCCGTGACATACAGTCCATACACCAACAATATCTTTGTATGGTATGTAGCTGACACCTTCCAGACCATCGTTACCACTTGGGCCAGTGATTAACACTGATGCTATAGCAATTGCTCCGCCACCAATAGCAGCAGCAACGGCTTTTCGTAATGATGGAGGCATTATTCACCTCTCGCAGCCTTGCGCTTATCTTCTTTAATCTTGAAATAAAGGTTTGTCAGGTACGTCAGCAGGCCAAATACCAAGCTACCCAGCACACCGATTGCAGCCCACTGTGACGGAGTTACTCTATCGAGCAACTGTAAAAACCAGTAGCCAGCACTGCCTGCGGAGGTGCCATAGGCGACACCCGTTGTTAACTTATCCATGGATTTCATAACCCCCACCTCGCAGATGCGGGCGCTGTGTAATGGAAACAAAAAATGGCCACCAGCGGCCCGTAAAAAACACCCCGTCAAAGACACCCGCAGATGCCTTTTGTGTGGTGTTATCTGATGTGATGTGCGTCGGATGTGACGCGGAGAAAATGAAATAAACCTTATCTGAAATTAAGGTTAATCTGAGGATTTAAACCATTTTTAAAGCTTAGTAATATCAACTCGTCTCCGGAAGGAGACCGATACTTATTCTTCTTCACGGACTTTGTCCCGCGGCGTTAATCCGACAGCCGCGCTTTTTTTGCGCCATATTCATCACTGACTTACATGGCATTGCCGTACGGACATTATCAGTGTCCGTGTTTTCTTTTTTCGAATTAAGAATAAAAAAAACCGCCTGATACGGCGGTTGGTCAATTAAGGGATGAATTATTTAATTGTTATAAAACCGAGGCGTCGGGTGCCTCCCGAAGTATTCCGTGCCGTATGGATACTGTGGTTTCCCGCTAAACCGACTCTTTAAACCACCCTCGCCCTGAGGAACGCCTCTGCGGTGCTTTTACAACACCAGAATGATGCATCACCGACCCTGCCAGGAAATACAAAATCTCCACCGATAATGCACCATTCTGCTGCCGTAAAAAATCAGCACTGAGGCTACACCCGGCCTCAAATCATAGCCAGAGAACAGAATGCTTTTTCAAAACAACCTGCTCCCACGTAATAAAAAAATACGCCAGTGCCGCAATACAATAAGGCTTGTTTCAAATGCTGGAGCGGGTAGCGGGAATCGAACCCGCATCATCAGCTTGGAAGGCTGAGGTAATAGCCATTATACGATACCCGCATATGGTGCCGACTACCGGAATCGAACTGGTGACCTACTGATTACAAGTCAGTTGCTCTACCTACTGAGCTAAGTCGGCATTGGTTCTTCAGGGGAGCGATATCACCGAGCAAAGAAGAGTTCCCCCTCAGAACCGTTTTCGATGATACGATTTAATATTCCAATCGCAACAACACTTTGCGTCAAGTTATGTAAATTTATTTATATGTTTTTATTTTATGTGAATAATTCACTTTCACTTAAAATATACATGACAATGTATAAACAAATTTATTTTGAAGGCGATTATTAAATGTCGTTTCTGATATCACGCCACAGAAACAACAAAACCCGCTCAATGGCGGGTTGTATTAAAGTTCATGCGCTTAATTTGCCTCGCGATACAGCTATGCGAAGCGTACCGAAATTGAAGCAGTTTGTGGCTCATTTTGCAATGATTTTTTAAGCATAATCGAACGCTTCTCTCATAGGTGAATACAAAATGAACTCAACAACACGCAACCACTGATCAACACGACGTCGGCATGTAATCAACGCCCACTCTGGGTACTGTTCGTTTAATAACTCGGCCATCCTTCTCTTACTCATCCCTCGCCCCACATAACGCTGACTCAGGACATTTAGTAGTCCTGGATGATCCGCCAGAACTTCACCTATAACACTATCAATTTTTAGTGCCTCTGCATCAGTACAATGCGCCAGCCAGCTCTTTTGCTTGCCGTTGATCATCTCTCGCAAAAACGCTTCCAGCTCAGCTTTCTCTATTCCCGCTTTTTTCATTCTGCGCAGGGCTTCATTGATGGCTGTTTTCGTCAATTTTTTTGACGCCAGCAACTGGTTAAACATATTCCCCGTCTTACCGCCGCCAATATACGACCAGCGCCCCCACATGCGCAGTTTTCCCTGAATCCAGACACTTTCCAGCGTGGTGAGACGAAGGTGTTCCCCGCTTTTGCCTGTATTTGTTGGGTAAATCATAAATAACCTTCCTTTCTCCAGATTTCTTGCGTGCGAAAAACACCTTCTGCATGCATCAGGCGTAATTCTTCTTTGGTGTAATCGCTGGTTTTTACCCGCCCGTCGATTAAATCGTGGCACGAGCTACAGGCAATCGCTGCCTGCATATCGTGTGGCTTTATCGCTGTTCCGCACGTTCCCGCCAGTCGGTAATGCGCCAGCACAGACGTTTCGGGATTGTGATTGCAGTAGCCAGGGATTCTGACCTGGCACATCTGGCCCCGCGCCGCTTTACGTAAATCCACCATTACGCAAACTCCAGTAGCTGCGCGGCCACATTTTCGACTTGTTCCGGAGAGGAAAATTTACGGAACAGAATCCAGTTCCACAGCACATTCAGTACAGATTTATAAACCTGCTGAAACTCGGTTTCGTCCATATTCGCAAACGCGATGGATTTCGCCCGACGCCCACGACTACCATCAGGATAAAAATGCTCGGTGTAAAATCCGGCCTGAATGGTTACCCACTCGCGGAAAGCGTCAAATGATTTGAGCAATGCCATATCCCGGGTTCTGCGTGTCGCAACGGTATTCAGATATTGTTCCGCGGCATCACTCAGAGCTGGCGTATGTTCCCTGCCTACTGATTCACACAGGTAATCAACGAAGCCGAACACCATTTCTCGTTCGCGAGGTGTGATCGCCCCACCGACCGGAGTCCAGTAATCGAATCCCAGTTGCAGGAGTTTGAAAAAACGCTTGTGGAATGCGTAGTTACGCACACGCTTAAAGTCTGCGTGTATCCACTCACCTATTTTGATTTGATGCAGAAAATCGCAACTCTCCGGCGTCGCCGGGAGAAGTAAACCAGAAGAAGTTTGTTTGACCAGTTGTATATGCGCCATTTCTCAATCTCTCGATGGCGCAGTGCAGCAGATGCCAGTTGTTCAGGCTGACGTATGAAGTATAAATAAACTGGCTCCAGTGTAAAGTCCCCACCTTAATGGAATAAAAACCAAACAACAGATTGCCGGGATAAAAACAACGCTTATTATTAAAAGCGGTTAAACAAATTAAATTTTAATGTTATGAAAATCTACCAGATCACCATAATATCTCATTTGAAAACCACTGAAATAACAATCCTATCAAGATCAATCATATTAAGGTGAGTAAATATGGAAAACAACAAATCTGCACATTACGCTCCTTTTTTATCTGTAATACTTTTTGTTTTATGCTGTGCGTGGGCATTATTTTTATAAAAATATTTACAGATAAAATAAACTCGCCAAAACTGGTTAAGTGTGGGTGCGTTGAGGATGCATAATACATCAGAGGTGGCGAGGGATTTCTCCCTCGCCCGGTCTCTTACTCCTCAGGTTCGTAAGCTGTGAAGACAGCGACCTCCGTCTGCCCGGTTCGGATTCGTACCTCGCAGAGGTCTTTCCTCGTTACCAGTGCCGTCACTATGACGGTTAAACAGATGACGATCAGGGCGATTAACATCGCCTTTTGCTGCTTCATAGCCTGCTTCTCCTTGCCTTTCGGCACGTAAGAGGCTAACCTACATGTGTTCAGCATAGATTGAGCCTCAGATTAATGTTAAGCGTCTTGCAGGACGCGTAATGTTAACTGGGGCTTTTCTCTATCTGCCTTTTGGTGTTCATGCCTGAGGCAGATAGCCTCAAGCACCCGCAGCAATTTTACTTAACTCCCGCTACCTCGCCAATATGAAATCAATAAGAAAGGTGCTCCATAAAATCACTCCTTCTCTTCTTTACCGTAGTGGAGTTGACCAATTTTGATAAGAGGGCGTCCCTGAGATTTGCGGTGTAGATTGGTATCGCGCAGAGAATACACACAGCCACAATATTCCTGCTGATAGAATTTTTCGCGCTTGCTGATTTCAATCATGCGGGACGAGCCGCCCTGCTTGCGCCAGTTATAATCCCAGTACACCATGCCCGGATAATGCGCGACGGCTCGCCGCCCACAGTCGTTAACCTGCTGCATATTTTTCCAGCGTGAAATGCCCAGTGAACTGCTGATCACACTGAAACCATTTTCAGCAGCGTACAGCGCTGTCCGCTCAAAACGCATGTCAAAACACATGGTACAACGGATCCCCCTCTCGGGCTCCCATTCCATTCCTTTGGCACGTTCAAACCAGTTGTCTGTGTCGTAATCAGCATCAATAAATGGCACGCCGTGTTGTTCAGCAAAGCGAATATTCTCATCCTTACGAATTAAATACTCTTTCTGAGGATGAATGTTCGGGTTGTAGAAAAAGATGGTATAGTCGATTCCCGAGGCCTGAAGCGCCTCCATCACTTCACCGGAACATGGAGCACAGCAAGAGTGCAGTAGTAGTTTGTTTGCCCCGTTTGGGAGCTCCAATTTAGGCCGTTTAAAATCAGCAATAGTCATAAATATTTTTATTGGGGTCATGAAAATAGCACAGAGTGTAGCATCAGAGCAGGGCTATCGGGAATAGATGTCTAAATCTGGTAATATCTGCTTTTGACACAAAGCAGACAACCACGCTAGCTCAATCCTGTGCCGTGAAAATGTCAATTCACATCTGAACTAATGCTCTTTAATCGAGTAACGTCTATAAATAACGAAAATTTCTCTGATAAAATGCCAGTATGCGCTGCATAACTTCGCTCTTCCGGCACTCACAGCAAATTATGTTTTGGTGCCTGTCATAACGACGTATTTCTCCGTCAGGTAATGACCAGATAAGGTCCGGATCAACCACAGATGGTTTCTTCACCTTTGCCCTGGATAGTTTTTTGCGGGCATTTTGCCAGTCCTTACGAGCCTGTTCAGACGGGAATAACCCGTAGCCAGAGTTGTATACATCGCCACTGGCAACCAGCTCTCTGGCGAGAACGCTCATCAGATATCTTGTCGCACCTGTCTTGGCTTCCAGTTGCCGTAACGTCTCGCGCCCACTCCGGCGTACTAGCTCAACAACCTGTCCCTTGATTTTTTCCCGCTCTTCTTGTGTAAATACTTTTGCCATAAGCGCCTCCGGCAATCACTTTTCCGATGCAACACAGCGAGAAGAATCAGTAATCTGTCGAACAATATCCCGGTGCTTGTTCAGCTCCCGCAGCGCGGCGCAGACACGCTCCCACTTCTGGACATGATTTTTCGCCCGACGCAGTTCGCGGTTTGCCATATGCAGCGATGGCAGAACGAGGTCATCCGCTCGCGTTTCGGTAAACGATGGCAACGACTGCACAATGTCCGCCACAGTTTCTGTTTTAATATCTTCCTGTGTTGCAGCTTCCTGTCCCGGTAACGCAACACCTGCTGGCTGAGGAAAGGCTTTACCATCAGTTTCCGTTACCGATGCAGCTTTCGGCTCTGCTGGTAAATCATCGCCCGGCATGCAGTAACGAAATTTACCGTTCTGATTAACGCGAATCAGACGGCCTTTGCTGATTGCCATTGCCAGCGTTGAAGCCACTTTGCGTGATGTGGTGCCGAAAAACGTAGCCAGTTCATCCGCCGTTTGTGGGCCACGTTGTTCAATCGTCGCGGTTAAATCGCACTCTGAGATTTTCGCTACTGTTGCCGTGGTGGTTTCTTCCGGCAGTTCTGCCTGCTCTGGCTGTTCCTGCTGAACGTTGTTATCAGCCACACGCCAGGTGTATACGCTTTTATCAACGAAGCCAGCCTTTTTAAGCTCCCACAGCTCGTTCAGCACTTCTTCACGACTGATATCAAGTCGCGCAGCCAGTTCTACCGACGTGGCTTTTCCCATTGCTTTCAGTGCATCAAAAACGGTTTCCATTAAAATTTCCTCCCGGTAAAAATCACTTCGCAATTCCTGGCTGGACGACATTCGGACGCCAGCTCTCCCAGTTAAAATTCACCCATCGCCCGCCGTTCATGGTCATGCGATCCATAATCCGCTCGCCGAGCAATGTTTTCATGGCCTCATAGTTCAGGTTTGTCAGCATCCCCACGCTGCGCATCGACGCTGTCCGGCGATCAACAATCTGGTGCAGCACCACCTGCTCGTTTTTTGTCTCGCGCTGAATGCCAATTTCATCAAGAACCAGCAGATCCACTTGGCACAGTTCCCGCAAAAATTTTTCGCCTGATTGCCCGTCGTCATAGCTGGCGTGTAGAGCACTCATGACATCAGCCACGGTAACCACAATCACTGTCTGGCCATCTTTCAGCAGGCGATTCCCGATAGCCGCCGCCAGATGGTTTTTTCCGGTACCAGGTTTTCCGCTGAACGCAAAATTTGTACACCCGGTCATCAGTTCATCAGCGATAGATTTCGCCTGGTTCAACGCGTATCGCTGACCGTCGTTCTGCACCTGGTAATTCGCAAACGAGCATTTGCGGTGCAATGGCTGGATGCCAGAGCGATTCAGAATTTTTTCCACCCGCAACTGACGATTCTGACGGTTGATCTCCTCACAACGTTTCTGGCCTTCGGAAAGTTGCCACTCGCGCCACTCCGCTACCGTTTTGAATGGGGCGGTTACATGTGGCGGGGCCAGTCTGCGGATACGTTCAAGAATGCCTCCTGCCGCAATATTTTTCATGGTCAGTTACCCCCTGAAGCCTGGCGGGATCGCACTATCCGGTAACGAGACGGTGTTAACCTGTCGGAGTAACGTCTCAGGTCGAACACCTTTTGGCGCGAACAAGCCCTGGTATTCATTGGCGATGCTGTGTCGAATCACCTGCTCAGGTGAAAAACCCTGCTGGCGGAATTTTTCCAGCTCCCGTATCGCCCCGTTAGCGCCCTGCTCCGTTCGAATCGGTTTACGCAATGCCTGGCGAAATTCAACCCACTCACGCCAGAGCGAGACAGAAATCCAGTTCGGCAAAGCAATATCCAGAGGGTCAAACTTTTTGACACCTCGATTCCCCCGGGGGGGATTTAGGGGGGGATCTGTTTTTAGATCTTTATCTGTATCTTTATTAGTTGCCTTTGTGTTGACATCATGTTCAAACACCACTTCAACATCTGTTTGAACACCTGTTAAATTTCTCTCTTGTTTTGTTTGAACATCTGCTTCCTTTCTGCTTCTTCTGGCCTGAACAGATGCTTTTCCTGCGGCTGATTTTTTGGTTAATTTTTCCCTGACTGATGCCAGATCTTCCTCAATCCGAAGATGCACCCATTCCTCGCCGTTATCGCAAAAAAACTCCTGCAAGGATGGTTCAACATCAGCCCATCGCTCGTTAGTCAGACGGGCAATTTTTGCCAGCCTGTTTTTAGGTATTGGCTTTCCTGTTTGCCAGTAATTGAACATCAGCAACAAATACGCACCATGCTCCTCTGCTGACAAATGCATGGTGTCAGCCAGGTAATCAGCTATGTACAGTTGCATGTATGGTAATGCGGCCATAATTGCCCCGTATGATGCTGCCCGATTGCTTAGAATAAGCACAAACAGCATGGAAACTTTTGCTTAATGAACAATGACAGAATCGTCGGAAGACCCGCCGCCGCTGAAATGCGCTTTCCGGTAAACGGCCTGGACTGCATCATCATGCGCATCAATTGCCGTACTTAACGCTTCCTGCGCCGCCAGTAATGCACGGCGTTCCAGGGTATCGAAGATGCAGAGTCGGTGACGCAGCTCGCGCGGAAGGATTGCCAGAATTGCTGGGATCAGCTTCTGAATTTTTTCTCTTTGCGTTTTCGTTTCACCTTTCAACCAACGGTGATAGATATTCTGCTGATTATTCCAGTCCTTGCCTGGTACCAGGGGCAATTCGCCGCCCCCCTGGCGCAGATATTCTTCAGTAATTGCATTGGCTACCCATGCCTGCCCTTTTTCGGCTGCCAGGGCAAACAACACTGATTCGATGTGTTCATGCTTGATTTTCATGAATCATTTGCCTCTTGATGTTTCAGGTATGATCAAATGAGGATTTGTTACTGTCATTTAGTTGCTTCACTGACATATTCTGCGAACAACATGCCGAACGTCGTAAATATGACCAGTCAATATCAGGACGAAGCTCTTCGCACAGAACCTCACCTCTTGTTGCACGTTCAATTGCTGGACATCTCTCGGCAGGCAATTGACGTACCCCTTTGATCCATTGATTTACGCTTGGAGGTGATACACCTAAAAGCCTAGCCATTGCTGATTGCCCACCGACAACAGCACAAGCTTGCTTGAATGAATAGTTCTCTTTTTTCATCGAATGAACTCCAAAAACACACAGAAATATTAGGCGACGCCTAACACAAATGTCAATAGGCTATGCCTAATGCGATAAGGGTAGGGATTGCCTAATGCAATGAGCATAGGAGAATATTAAGCAATGCTTAGTGGTAAAGACTTAGGCCGAGCGATAGAGCAGGCCATTAACAAAAAAATCGCATCGGGATCCGTCAAATCAAAGGCGGAGGTCGCACGCCACTTCAAAGTCCAACCACCATCAATTTATGACTGGATTAAGAAAGGCTCCATAAGTAAAGATAAACTTCCAGAATTATGGCGTTTCTTTTCTGATGTTGTTGGTCCAGAGCATTGGGGGCTTAACGAATACCCCATACCAACCCCCACCAATTCAGATACAAAAAGTGAACTTTTAGATATAAACAACCTTTATCAAGCAGCCTCTGATGAAATAAGAGCGATTGTAGCTTTCCTGTTATCTGGAAATACTACAGAACCAGATTGGGTTGACCACGATGTTCGCGCCTACATAGCAGCGATGGAAATGAAAGTGGGTAAGTATCTGAAAGCTCTAGAATCTGAACGGAAAAGCCAGAACATCACAAAAACTGGAACTTAAACTTATATGGTCTGACGGAAAACTCCTGGATTCCGTTATTTAACCCCCCATCACTTTCTCCTGTCGCCATCACCTATTAGGTTACGCTCAAAACATTAGGCATAGCCTATTGACAATCAATTAGGCATTACCTATAGTTCCAGCATACCACCCACCCCGCCCCACAGAACGCAGGGCAATACTTCGAGTTACCAGGCAGTGGTAAGGGGTTAAGTAGCCAGCCCGAGGCGTATGAACATGACGGCGGGATTCAAATTTTGCAGTGCAGCAGTTAGTTCCGCCACCCGGCGTTAAGGGGAGAGATAAGATGGTGCATTACGAAGTAGTTCAGTATTTGATGGATTGTTGCGGCATCACTTACAGCCAGGCTGTACAGGTTCTACGCAGCAACGACTGGGATCTCTGGCAGGCAGAAGCCTCTATCCGCAACAACAAGATGTGAGGGTTCCCAAAATGCAAAAAAATCGACCTCGGCAACAACGAATCCATGGTGTGTGGCGTGTTTCCCAACCAGGACGGTACGTTCACCGCGATGACGTATACAAAAAGCAAAACATTTAAAACCGAAACTGGTGCGCGCCGATGGTTGGAGAAGCACACAGTAAGCTAACGATTAAAACGTCTACTCCTGCTGTTCCAGAATAACTTCATAAAATGGGAGTATTTTTCGGTGACGAGATAATAAGAACAGTTTGCGCTATCACTCTGATGTTGAATGATGCCCTTCCGTTCTAATTTTTTCATAACCGGGTTACGGCAAGGAGAAGTGATAATAAGATTTCCTGTTTTAAGGAAATCTTTAAATACAGCGATTTCTTTCTCAGATAAACGAAGCAATACTCGTTGCTCTGGTAGTAATGAATAATGCTTTTGAATATGTGCTCGCAATCTTGAGAAGGAAATGGCGACCACGAAAGAAAAGGCAAAAACGATAATCTGAAAGAGCCAAGGTATTTCAGTATAAGCATTGAATGCGACAGTAAACTCTTTCGGTATCAGCCAGAGAGTGAGACCAAAAATGATAATCGTATACATAAGTCTTTCGAGTGGCTCGTTAGCAAAAAGTTTCAACAATGGAGTAAATACATCCAACATATCAATAACTCTCAACTGTAAGGGTATTGAAATGTTAACACAAGCTCTCGCTGTAGGGGTATAGCCGAGACCACCGAAGCCCGGAGGTGGTGAAATAAAACTGGGCACAACACGAAGGCGCACTTCCGGTATCCATAAAGAGTCGGTCTTGTCTGTTAAATTTAAATGGTGGGAGTGCGCCTCCGGTTGTAAATAACGACATTGCTGTGTGTAGCCTTGGCGGCATCAGTTTTTTCTTGAAGTTCGGCTGATGTCCGCCCTTTTTAAAGTGAATTTTGTGATGCGGTGAATGCGGCTAAGCGCACGCGGAACAGTTAAAAGCATCAGAGTTATGGGTGGATTATCCGGCGTTAATTGTTAACTGGTTAACGTCACCTGGAGGCACCAGGCACCGCATCAACAAAGTTCATTTGTGAAAATGGAGATAATTATGATTGCTCATCACTTCGGAACTGATGAAATACCACGTCAGTGTGTGACTCCTGGTGATTATGTTCTTCATAACGGCCGGACATATATTGCCTCGGCAAACAATATTAAAAAGCGAAAACTTTATATTCGTAACCTGACCACAAAAACATGCATTACTGACTGCATGATTAAAGTCTTCCTCGGTCGTGATGGTTTACCTGTAAAGGCGGAGTCATGGTGATGACTAAGAAAATAAAATATGCTTACCACCTTTGCAATAAAGGAATTAAAGAAAGCAAAAGCATTAAAAGACCACTTCATTTCATGCATGGAGTTATCCCAACGACGGAAATGAAAAAATATTGTAGTGAAAATTGTGCCGAAAAAGACCAGATGGCACACGAACTTTAATTAACTGACTATGCGAAACTGAATTTATGCCAGCAATGGCAGGGATTCGCTCAACCTTAATTAAGGAGAAAAACATGATTACCAATTATGAAGTCACTGTTGTAACTACCGATGACATTGTTCACGAGGTTAATCTGGAAGGAAAGCGTATTGGCTACGTGATTAAAACAGAAAATAAAGAAACCCCATTCACTGTGGTTGATATCGACGGCCCATCAGGCAACGTAAAAACACTTGATGAAGGTGTCACAAAAATGAGTCTGGTTTACATCGGAAAGAATCTGCCCGCAGAAAAAAAAGCCGGATTTCTGGCAATTCTGATTGCAATGAAATTAAAAGGTGAAATCTGAAAAAAGAAAGCCTGCACAACGTGCAGGCCTGAGTGAAGAACCTGGGACATTTATTCATCACTCGCAGTAATTTTAATCTGAGTTGAGGTTAAAAAACAATGAGCACAAAACCACTCTTCCTGTTACGGAAAGCGAAAAAATCATCCGGTGAACCTGACGTCGTCCTGTGGGCAAGCGACGATTTTGAATCGACCAGCACCACTCTGGACTATCTGCTCGTTAAGTCAGGTAAAAAACTGAGCAACTATTTTAAAGCTGTTGCCACAAATTTTCCTGTCGTTAATGACCTTCCCCCTGAAGGTGAGATCGATTTTACCTGGAGTGAACACTATCAACTCAGCAAAGACTCCATGACATGGGAACTAAAACCGGGAGCAGCGCCAGACGACGTTCACCACCAGGATAATGCTCAAGAAACCAAAGAACTGGCGGGAGGCCAGGAAGAAAACACGCAGGCAGACGCCCACGAGGATTGCCAGGATTGCGAAGTCTCTGTAGCCACTTTGCGGTTCACTCAGCGTCTTCTGCACATTTTTACGTATGCGGCCGGGGATCGGAAATACCTGCATCATGCCACCCGTGAACAACGCGAACACATTACTGCTCTTGAGATGGATCAGGAAAACAGCTATGTCCAGAATCTGCTGTTGGCCATACGCGGTATGGCAGAACCGACAACTCTGGATAATGCCGCCCTGCTCCGCCTGACTGATGCAATTAAGGCAGTTTTCTCTATCACGAAAAAACATCAGCCCTATGAATTTAAGAATTTCATTTCAGCCTGGCTGGATACCGAACACATTGATCGTGGTCTTCTGACAAAAGAATGGAGGAAAGGGAATCGTGTTTCACGCATCACTCGCACGGCTTCCGGTGCTAATGCTGGCGGCGGGAACCTCACCGATCGCGGCGAAGGTTTCGTCCACGATCTGACGTCACTGGCACGCGATGTAGCCACTGGCGTACTGGCCCGTTCAATGGACGTGGACATCTATAACCTTCATCCGGCACACGCTAAACGCATTGAGGAAATTATCGCTGAAAATAAACCGCCCTTTTCTGTTTTCCGCGACAAATTCATCACCATGCCTGGCGGGCTGGATTATTCCCGCGCCATCGTGGTTGCGTCCGTGAAAGAAGCACCAATTGGGATCGAGGTCATCCCCGCGCACGTCACTGAATATCTGAACAAAGTACTGACTGAAACTGATCATGCCAACCCTGATCCGGAAATCGTGGATATTGCCTGCGGTCGCTCCTCTGCCCCGATGCCGCAGCGTGTGACAGAAGAAGGAAAACAGGACGATGAAGAAAAACCACAACCATCTGGCGCAATGGCAGATGAACAGGCAACGGCTGAAACAGTGGAACCGAATGCAACTGAACATCATCAGAACACGCAGCCGCTGGATGCTCAGTCACAGGTAAACCCTGTTGAAGCGGAATACCAGAAAAAGCTGGCAGAACTCCATGAAGCCCGGAAAAACATTCCATCAAAAAATCCTGTCGATGCCGATAAATTGCTTGCTGCATCACGTGGTGAATTTGTTGACGGAATTAGCGACCCGAACGATCCGAAATGGGTTAAGGGGATCCAGACTCGCGATTCTGTGTACCAGAACCAGCCAGAAACGGAAAAAACCAGCCCGGATGTGAAACAACCTGAGCCAGTAGTGCAACAGGAACCGGAAATAGTCTGCAATGCCTGCGGTCAGACTGGCGGGGATAACTGCCCTGACTGTGGTGCGGTGATGGGCGACGCAACATACCAGGAAACATTCGATGAAGAGAATCAGGTTGAAGCTAAGGAAAATGATCCGGTGGAAATGGAAGGCGCTGAACATCCGCACAATGAGAATGCTGGCAGCGATCCGCATCGCGATTGCAGTGATGAAACTGGCGAAGTCGCAGCTCCCGTAATCGTAGAAGACATAGAGCCAGGTATTTATTACGGAATTTCGAATGAGAATTACCACGCGGGTCCCGGTGTCAGTAAGTCTCAGCTCGATGACATTGCTGATACTCCGGCACTGTATTTGTGGCGTAAAAATGCCCCCGTGGACACCACAAAGACAAAAACGCTCGATTTAGGAACCGCTTTCCACTGCCGGGTACTTGAACCGGAAGAATTCAGTAACCGCTTTATCGTAGCACCTGAATTTAACCGCCGTACAAACGCCGGAAAAGAAGAAGAGAAAGCGTTTCTTATGAAATGCGCAAGCACAGGAAAAACGGTTATCACTGCGGAAGAAAGCCGGAAAATTGAGCTCATGTATCAAAGCGTTATGGCTTTGCCGCTGGGGCAATGGCTTGTTGAAAGCGCCGGACACGCTGAATCATCAATTTACTGGGAAGATCCTGAAACAGGAATTTTGTGTCGGTGCCGTCCGGACAAAATTATCCCTGAATTTCACTGGATCATGGACGTGAAAACTACGGCGGATATTCAACGATTCAAAACCGCTTATTACGACTACCGCTATCACGTTCAGGATGCATTCTACAGTGACGGTTATGAAGCACAGTTTGGAGTGCAGCCAACTTTCGTTTTTCTGGTCGCCAGCACAACTATTGAATGCGGACGTTATCCGGTTGAAATTTTCATGATGGGCGAAGAAGCAAAACTGGCAGGTCAGCTGGAATATCACCGCAATCTGCGAACCCTGGCTGACTGCCTCAATACCGATGAATGGCCAGCTATTAAGACGTTATCACTGCCCCGCTGGGCTAAGGAATATGCAAATGACTAAGCAACCACCAATCGCAAAAGCCGATCTGCAAAAAACTCAGGGAAACCGTGCACCAGCAGCAGTTAAAAATAACGACGTGATTAGTTTTATTAACCAGCCATCAATGAAAGAGCAACTGGCAGCAGCTCTTCCACGCCATATGACGGCTGAACGTATGATCCGTATCGCCACCACAGAAATTCGTAAAGTTCCAGCGTTAGGAAACTGTGACACTATGAGTTTTGTCAGTGCAATCGTACAGTGTTCACAGCTCGGCCTTGAGCCAGGTAGCGCCCTTGGCCACGCATATTTACTGCCTTTTGGTAATAAAAACGAAAAGAGCGGTAAAAAGAACGTTCAGCTAATCATTGGCTATCGCGGCATGATTGATCTGGCTCGCCGTTCTGGTCAAATCGCCAGCCTGTCAGCCCGTGTTGTCCGTGAAGGTGACGAGTTTAGCTTCGAATTTGGCCTTGATGAAAAGTTAATACACCGCCCGGGAGAAAACGAAGATGCCCCAGTTACCCACGTCTATGCTGTCGCAAGACTGAAAGACGGAGGTACTCAGTTTGAAGTTATGACGCGCAAACAGATTGAGCTGGTGCGCAGCCAAAGTAAAGCTGGTAATAACGGGCCGTGGGTAACTCACTGGGAAGAAATGGCAAAGAAAACGGCTATTCGTCGCCTGTTCAAATACCTGCCCGTATCAATTGAGATCCAGCGCGCGGTATCAATGGATGAAAAGGAACCACTGACAATCGATCCGGCAGATTCCTCTGTATTAACCGGGGAATACAGTGTAATCGATAATTCAGAGGAATAATTCAGCTAGGCGGTGTAATGCACCGCCAACGTGAAATATTTTTTATGAGAACAATTATGAGATATGACGATGTTAAACCATGTCCGTTTTGTGGTTGTCCATCAGTAACGGTGAAAGCCATTTCAGGATATTACCGCGCGAAGTGTAACGGATGCGAATCCCGAACCGGCTATGGTGGAAGTGAAAAAGAAGCACTCGAACGATGGAATAAACGAACCACTGGAAATAATAATGGAGGTGTTCATGTATAAAATTACCGCCACTATTGAAAAGGAAGGAGGCACTCCTACTAACTGGACAAGATATTCAAAATCTAAACTAACGAAATCAGAATGCGAAAAAATGCTCTCAGGTAAAAAAGAAGCAGGCGTTTCCAGAGAGCAGAAAGTAAAACTGATAAATTTTAATTGCGAGAAACTTCAGTCCTCATGAATTGCATTGTATTCAAATTAAAACTTCATAGCTGATTATTAATAATCAACATCGGGCGTCAATTTCAGCCTAACATTGGCGCCTGCCAGAGGTGATGCGATGGCACAAGTAATCTTTAATGAAGAGTGGGTGGTTGAATACGGCCTGATGCTTCGCACTGGTCTAGGTGCCAGACAAATTGAAGCATACCGCCAGAACTGTTGGGTGGAAGGCTTCCACTTCAAACGAGTATCTCCTTTAGGGAAGCCAGACAGTAAGCGAGGGATTATCTGGTACAACTATCCGAAGATAAATCAGTTTATCAAAGACTCATGATATGTCTAAATTACCAACAGGTGTTGAGATTCGAGGTAAATACATTCGCATCTGGTTCATGTTTCGAGGAAAACGATGTCGGGAAACATTGAAAGGCTGGGAGATTACTAACAGTAACATTAAAAAGGCCGGGAATTTAAGAGCGTTGATAGTTCATGAAATCAGTTCCGGTGAATTTGAGTATTTAAGACGTTTTCCCCAGTCCAGCACTGGGGCAAAAATGGTGACAACGAGGGTCATAAAAACATTCGGGGAGCTTTGTGATATCTGGACAAAAATTAAAGAGACAGAGTTAACAACAAACACAATGAAGAAAACGAAATCACAATTAAAAACACTCAGGATAATAATTTGTGAGAGTACCCCGATATCGCATATTCGTTATAGCGATATCTTAAACTACCGGAATGAACTGCTGCATGGAGAAACGCTTTACCTGGATAATCCAAGATCCAACAAAAAAGGAAGAACCGTGCGCACAGTTGATAACTATATCGCCCTGCTCTGTTCGTTGTTACGTTTTGCGTATCAGTCGGGATTTATATCAACCAAACCATTTGACGGAGTAAAAAAATTACAGCGAAACAGAATAAAGCCTGACCCGTTATCTAAAACAGAATTCAATGCATTAATGGAAAGTGAAAAAGGACAGAGCCAAAACTTGTGGAAATTTGCCGTTTACTCCGGGCTTCGTCACGGGGAACTGGCAGCTCTGGCGTGGGAGGATGTGGATTTCGAGAAGGGAATTGTGAATGTCAGAAGAAACCTGACGATACTTGATATGTTCGGTCCCCCAAAAACAAATGCCGGGATCCGGACGGTAACATTACTGCAGCCGGCTCTTGAAGCACTGAAGGAGCAATACAAACTGACCGGGAATCATCGCAAAAGCGAAATCACTTTTTATCATCGGGAGTACGGCAGAACTGAAAAGCAAAAACTGCATTTTGTTTTCATGCCCAGGGTGTGTAACGAAAAACAGAAACCTTATTACTCGGTAAGCAGTTTGGGTGCAAGATGGAATGCAGCAGTAAAACGTGCTGGTATTCGCCGCCGTAATCCGTACCATACGCGACATACTTTTGCCTGCTGGCTGTTGACGGCAGGAGCGAACCCAGCATTTATAGCCAGCCAGATGGGGCATGAAACTGCGCAAATGGTGTATGAAATTTACGGTATGTGGATTGATGACATGAACGACGAACAGGTAGCTATGTTGAATGCGCGGTTATCGTAG